GCCGACCAGCATGCCGACCAGCATGCCGACCAGCATGCCGACCAGCATGCCGACCAGCATGCCGACCAGCATGCCGACCAGCATGCCGACCAGCATGCCGACCAGCATGCCGACCAGCACGAGCGCCACGAGCGCCACGAGCGGCAGCGCACGAGTAGCACGGCGCACGCTCCACGCTCCACGAGCTCCACGCGCTGCCTACGCTGCCTACGCTGCCTACGCTGTCGCTGTCGCGCCACGTAGGCACGTAGGCACGTAGCCACGTAGCTACGTAGGCACGTAGCTAGTAGCTAGTGGCTAGTGTCTAGTGTGTCTAAGTGACACAGCCTACTATAGGCACGTGCGCGGGGGCGAACGGCGTGACAGTGTGGCGCACCGGAAGCTGGGGTCACCGCCCCACGCACTACCGCAAGCGTAGCGCGACCCTAGCCACTAGATAGCGCATAGTCCTAGTAGGCTCAATAAATCCTTGCACGTACACACATTTACTATTGCGTATGCTGATGGATGGCCGTATACATAGGGTGTGCCGGATGTGCCGGACCTTTTACCTCATTAGATAGGATATCGCCATATGACGCAAGCACAGCGGGACCGCATCGCCGGTGCGGTCAATCGTTTCACCGATGCTCGCATCGCTCTAGCAAACGCACGTTATGCGAAGAAAAACGGCAACGTTTCCGCGATCGTCGGTTACGTGCGGCGCGCCAAGATGATGCACGCTATCGGGTTGCGTGATCTTCGCAGCGGCTCGAAATAGTACACACTGTCCACATTCCCCCTCTCGCCACCAGGTCCCCACTATGTCCAAAGTCACGTTGTCCCTCCGTTCCCTCCGCTACGTCCTTCCGCACGTGTCTACCGAAGCGTCACGGCCAATTCTAGGTGGCGTCCTACTCGAACCGTCCGGCGTGATCGTCGCCACCAACGGGAAGACACTTGTCTCGTATGCTCACGCTGTGTCCGGTGTTACTCGTCCGATTATCGTCGCATTCCCGAAGCTTGCAGCGAAAGGCGATACGCTGGAATTCACGATGCCGGCGGAAAACGACAACACTCCGATTGTGGCACGTGTGCTAACAGACCGCGGTATGGAAATTGAGCGCGTGATCCTCCGCGAAGTGGAAGGGCCGTTCCCGAACTGGCGCAACGTTTTCCCGGCAAGCGACGCTAAACCGATTCCGGCGGTTGGAGTCGATCCCGAACTACTGGCGCGGTTCTATGTGAAAGGCTCAAAAGAGCTTGAGTCGATAGTGCTTGAATTCTTCTCCCCGGAAAGCGCCATTCGTGTCACGTACCCAAAGCGCCCCGAAGTTGCCGGGCTCATCATGCCGGTGCGGGTGACGATAACACCCGATACGGGTTGGGTGATGCGAAGTGCTGCCTGGGAACCGGTCCCGCCTGTCGACTGACTAAGGCGAAACTAGGGACGTGCAAGCGTCCCTAGTCTGTCCGGTAGATACCGGCACTGATGAGCCTACGCCCCGCACACCCCACTATGCGCCCACACACAACCGCTCGCCCATTCCTTGAACGTCGCCCTGGTGTCGCCGTTATCGGCCTTTTCGCCCTTTGGGTGGCTACTGGAATCCTAGAAGGGTTGGGCCTCTAATGACCACGACTGACACTATCCGCGCGAAAGTCGCAGACAGTCGCGCCGTAACCAAATTCCGCGACGCACCTAGCGAGCTTGCGGCCGCTCATCCTGAGCTTGCCCGGCGCGCCACTGTTGCGCGGCAGACAAGTGGCATGCTAGGCACTACGTACACGTACCGGCTTCACGCGGATAGGACGGCCGCGCACAAATACGCGAACGGGCAGGACAATAGCGTACGGCTCGTTATCCCGTGATTAGCTATTGACGCCTGCAACGCTCGCACGTACTATGATCTTGACACTGGACCACACACCACACCACACCAATAGGTGACGTATGACCACGTACAACGGCTGGCAGAATTACGAGACCTGGCGCGTGAATCTGGAAATGCTCGATGGACAGACAGCGGACGACTTCGGCGTTTCCGCACGCGACGTAGAAGACGACAAGGACGGCGCAACGGCGCGACTCGCCACGGCGCTTGAAGAAAGCGTAAACGAGTTTGTAGAGTCGCAATCGTCCGGGTTTGCGCTCGGCTTGGCGCAGTCGTTTTTGAGCGCCGTAGACTGGGCGGAAATCGCGGAACACTTCATAGATGACCTAGATGAGGCCGGACGATGAGCCGGCCCTCGTTCCTTGAGCGACGCCAGGGCGGCGCTATTTTCGGCTTGTTCGTGCTCTGGCTTGCGCTCGGAGTGCTTGAAGGGTTGGGCTACTAGTGGCCCGCAACGCCCCCCATCGCAGCAACGCAACCCCAGCGGAGTACCCGCTGGGAACGCTTAAGCAAGAGCCCTTGCAAGAGTCTGACGAAATCCAGCAGCTTGCTCGTTCGCTTGCGGCTGATGGCTATCCGGACCTCTTGCGAGTCTTGCACGTTCCCATATATTGACACAATAGCCGGACGGTATCGCGCCGTCCGGACACCACAACTCGCCAGGTGATCGCCATGATCATTTACACAAAGTCTCTCCCCTCGTTTTCGTTTTCCGGCGTTCGCACCTATCGCGCCGGTGAACTTGTCGAGTATACCGGTGAGTATGTTCGCGAGAACGATGGCACGATTCTCTTCTCGCTGGTCATTATCGGAGACTCTTACCGCGTCGGAGCCCCGCTTGTGACCTATACCGCGCCTGAACTCGCGTGCGACATTTACCCGGCCGCAAGCCGGTAACCCCATCACAACCAGCCAAGAGAACCAACATGACCACCGATTATGCATTTGTGTGCGGCACACGCAAGGTGATCCAGACCGTGACCACGGTGCCGTACTGGGTCGTGGTCTGTGCCACATGTGGCGGGTATGGCAAGAAACGGCACACCACTCGCAAGAGTGCGACCGACGCATGTATTCGTGACAGCGGCCGTCCGTGCCCACTGTGCGGCGCATCATGACCACCTGGACCACTGCCGCAAAGCTTGACGCCATCCGCGAAACGCTTGCCGACGCGCTTGAAGCCGAAGCCGATTTTCGGCACCTAGGCGCTTTGATTTATGCGCGTGAAATGGCACTGGTGGCGGTAACGTGCCGCGAGCAGATCGCCCGCCTCGAAGCCGAAACGCCGCGCCGTCGCTTGCTGACCGCCGGGCGCATTCCGGCCCGCTCATCCATCACCACAACCGGAGAAGCCAAGTAATGACCGCCCCGTACGTGCTCCCCACAATCAACCTCAACGGGTCGAGCGTTCGCGACCTGCTCGAAGAGCAAGTAGCAGTCCTCCGGGCCGTCGGAACGCTCCGGAGCGCATTAGCGCAAGCGTGTCCGAATGGTCGCGATTATCAGCACGCGCCGGAAACGTACCCGGCGGCGCGCCTCGAATGGGAAGCCGCCATGCAGCACCTTGAACGCATCCGCGACCGGGCCGAGTGCATCGCCGACCATATCGCCGATCATGACCGCCGGTAAGCCGCCCCGCTGGTCCGAAGTCTTCACAGCCCGTCGCATGCAAGCGGGTTGTGAAGACGTGGCAACCGCCGCCCGGCACGATGCCCTAGACGACTTGCACGCTGTCGCCCGAAGTCTGTCTGCCGATAGCTATCCCGAGCTCTCGCGCTACCTATCCCGTCACCTGGACTGATCCTATGCCACGTTATCAGATCACCGCCATCGACAGCCGGACCGGGGAGTCCCAGCTGTCCCGCGAAGTACTGGGAGACGCCTACGGGCGCTCCTACGCAAGCCGGAAGGCTGCGGGTCGGGAATGTCTGCATATGACCCTCGACACGGCCACTAACGGCCTGGTCTACGCACGATACACGGTCGAGGAGGTGGGCGCATGAGTATGTACGACGATAACTTCGGGCACTGGTCCGGCGACAACGACGCCGACACGCACGAGTTCTACGCACACATCCAGCGTACCAACATCTCGAAAGTGTGCGCGGGCTGCAAGCGCCGGGTGAAGATCCAGCCCCACTACAGCTACTGTAACGCCTGCGCCGACGTGATCGAGCGCGGGGGCGAGTTTTAGCGCCGTAGCGCACTCCCCGGCGGGCCGATATATTGCGGCACGGCGTGACTGTGGTGGGCGCGTCGGACAGGCTGGGGAGCCTGGCGGGGAAGGGAAGGACAACAGAAAGCCCCTTAGCGTACGCGCTAAGGGGTTTTTTGCGTGCGGTCGGCGCGTTTGACGCTATCGCCAGAGCGGGTTACTTTTCGGTGGGATTCTGACACCGTTACCTGCTCGGCCACCCCCTCTGGCCGATCAAATAACGGGATGGAGCATCACCACGAACACAATAAATCCACGAACAGACCTTGCCCTGTCTTTCGTGGTCGGCGGGTTGGGTGATGTGGCAGGAACGGGCGGTCGAGCGTACCCGGGTTCGGATGGCATTGTGCCGGAGCAGCACCGCGATGATAAGCGGGTTAGCACCATCCCGACTAAACTGTGGCGTTAGAGGGTTTTGCTTTCGATGCGAGCGGGGAGTGAACGACACGCCGTGAGGCAGTTTCGGGACTACCGCCGGAGAAAAAGGGCCTTATCACGTTCTTGACCGACGATGGCACAATCTCAGCGGCAAATCGAACAGCAGCAGATTGACAAGGCCACCCGCGTGCAGAACCAGGCCCACCACAAGGCCGTTCGGGAGTTCCTGCACGGGAAGGAAACTCGGAAAGAACAGGTGCGGCGGGTCCGTTCGCCGGAACGGGCGCAGGAAGCCGCTCAGGCCGCAGCGAACCGTGAACTGGCCCGAAAATACCGTGAACTGGCGAAACAGGTCGAGTCGAGGGGCGAACTGATCCACGAACCGGCGAAGGAAGGCTACCAGCCAATGGTTCGCCGGAGAGTGATGCCAATACGGAACCCCACCGACCCGACACCGACCCTATAACGCACACAACCCCAGCGACTCGCACGAGTGCTGAGGTTGCGCGTTTGTGGGCTTCACGAGCTTCGTATCGGGTTGCCAAAGTCCTTCGGGAGCGGCCTGGCGATCAGTTTCTGGACCGGCGGCTCGTTTGCCGGCTGACCAAGTGCCCGCGCCCGGATCGGGTTGATCCACTTCGGGCTGGCGTCGTCGGACGGCTTGCGCTTTGGCAAGATACAGTCATCTATCGGCACGAAATCGTGTGCATATACGTCGATATGCTTCGCGCCAGACTTAAATGCCGCATGATCGGGGATATACGCCACGGCGGACACCTCGTGTGTCTCTAGCTGCACCTTCCGGTTAAAAAACGTCACGCTCGGTCGGTCAAACTCCAGCCGCTCGAACGTGCACCCGTCACGTGTCCGTACACGGTACGCACCAGCGTGCCGGAGCATCACCTTGCCGCTGCTGGGCTTCCGGGCAGGCTCAAACGGCACAAACACCCACGCAAAATTCTCGACGTTCCGGCGCGTCACGGCAATGATGCCGAATTGCCGCAAGCGGGTCATGACGTGCTTGAGATACGTCGGTGTGACCCCCCGGCGGTCCTTTTCGAGCGCCGTCGCAATCTGAGACTTCGTGACCGGGCCGGAGTCCTGCACAATCTTGATAATCCACGCGGCCACGTCTCGGCCAAGAAAGCCCGCGTCGATGCGCGGGTCCGGTTGGGTCACAGCCATCGGTGCAGCGCCTCGGCAGCGCGTCTGGCAAGGTATCTGACGACATCCTCTAGGCAGAACAGCGCGTGCACAGCCCCCAGCAGCGCGAGACAGCCCAGCGGCCAGAGAAACGGCTCGGGGATCATCATGGCTGCACCTCCAGCGCGGCGGCGAGGCCAGTATAATCCAGTATAATCTCGTCTGCTGTTGTCATATACCGATCCCGATTAAACGAGCCGCCGCCGCGACCCGCGTTTCAATGTCTTTGACCGCTTTCTCAACCCGTGCGGGCGGCACGGGCACGCCGAATACCTCACCTCGCGTTATCACGTCCTCAACCGCTCGACACCGTGCGCTGATCGTCTCACAGTGCTGCGCGAGGGTGCGTACATGCTTGCGGAGCTGTGCGTCGGTCATGCGATGGCCTCCTTGAGCCGTCGCCCGATCCACTCGGCGCACACGCTGCCGACGCCGTTCCCGCACAAGCGGTAGCGCGCCGTGTCACTCAGCGCGTACTCGGTTCCGTTTTCCTTGCGCCCCGTGGCGGTCCACTGGTCCGGCCATGACATGAGGCGCTCGCATTCCAACGGGGTGAGGCGGCGAGGGCGAGCGTGGATTACCGTGCTTTGCAACCCGCCGTTCATGTAATTCCTCGGGCCTTTCGCGTCTCGCGCCATAATCGGCGGCAGCGTTTCAGGCCACACAACAGCCTGGTCTAGCACCCCCATGCCATCGGTCGGACGACCGATGGCGGGCGACACGTCACCGCTGATCGGCGTCTGCGTGTGGTGGAAGGCGAGGACACCGTTGCGACCCCCGCCGCTCTTGCCACGGGCCATTGATGGCCCGTGGGTTTCCGTGCTCGCGTTCAGTTCGCTGTCCCACGCGATGACGCCCGCTTCGGAACTGCTGTTAACGCGGACGGTTGAGGAAGTCGTTTCAACCGTCCGCTGGTAGCTGTTGTACGCGGTTACACCGCCCTCAACGCCGCCTCCAGTGCTGGCGGCAGCGATTTCCCTCGACTGCTGGCGCGGCGAATGATGCCCGCACACGCCTTCGCGGAGAGCCAGAACTTCGGCGGGATCGACGCCGCCGGTTCGAGCAGCGAGGATAAAGACACGCACCCGGCGCTGGGGAGGCCCAAAGTGCTGCAAGTCAAGCACACGCCACGCGGCCACGGCGGTAGGTCCCACTGCTCGACCGCCCCGAAGGTATTTGACCTTTCCGTGCTTGTCGGCTCGAAGAGCGCCGTCTGCGACCAGATCGCGCCCGACGATGGTAGAGAGAACTTCGGCAAAGTCATGCCCGTTGTTGGAAGAGAACGCCCCGGCCACATTCTCCCAGAGCAGGTACGGCGCGTCAGATTCGCGCCAAATGCGGACTTGCTCGTGGAACAGTGATGACCGTGCGCCGGTCAACCCTGCGCGTTTGCCAGCGACGGACAAGTCCTGGCACGGCGAACCGCCCGAGAGCAGCGTAATCCCGCGATAGTCAGCCCCGTTGATCTGTGTCACGTCGCCATCAAGCCGCGTGTCAGGCCAGAGATGGCGCAGCACGGCGCGGGCGTGTGGCTCAATCTCGGCGTGTGCCGCCGCATGGAATCCCGCGGCCTCTAGGCCAAGCGAGAGCCCCCCAGCGCCAGCGAATAGCTCGGCGTAGGTCACGATGCCATCTCCGCTGCTTTGAGCGCTGTGACAGCGGACAACAACATGTCTTGTCGGCGCACGATCTCTGCCCACCGAAACCCGTCGTCCCACGTCTCTGCGTACGCGACGGCAGCGGTAAGGACCACCTTCTCGGCGTGATCGACTGCCGCCCCGCGCTCGGCCTCCGTGCCCGCGCTTGCCCGGTGCATCGCGGCCCACTCGTCTTTGGTCATCCGCTCTGGCAGCCCGCCCGCCTCTGCCTCGGCCAGCGTCAGCGGGCGGCGAGCGTCACCCGTGCCCGTTGCGACTCGGTCGCCGGACTTCATGCGCTCACCTCCTCACACGGGTTGGCGATCAGGTCCGCGATCACGGCGAGGTGCCGACCGTGGACCCACACTGTCTCACGCCATTCACCGTCGCCCTGCCGGTACTCGACCACCCCCGCCACACAGCGGTAGCTGTGCCCCGACACGGTGACCACGCGCCAGACCGGCGGCAGCGGCGGGACCACGGCTTCAGCGTTTCTTCGTGTGTCCGTGCGGCCCGAGTAATAGCCCGCCTTTGCAATAGCCTGACAGCACAAGTCCACCACCGCCGCACGCAGCTCGGCGGGCGTGGTGGCGTCGTAGATGGATAGGGTCGAGTTCATTCTGTGTCCTCTGGTGGCGGGGTGGGTGGTTATCTCGGGGTGTCTTGCAGCGCAGCGTTGGCAGCACGGAGGCGGTCAATCTCCTCTATCAACGCCCAGCCCTCGCCGCAGTACCCTTCGCGTCCGTCGCACCACCGCTGCCAACGCTGACAACAGTAGTAGGGCAGCGGCGAGGCGTTCGTAGGTGTTAGTCATGGCTTGTGTCCGGTGGTATCTCTGCTGCCCGTTCTCGACACGCTCGGGCGTAGGTATCGCGTATCTGTGTCGCACTCACGCCGACGATGGCCCCAATTTTGGCATAGGACAAGCCAGTGTGCCGCAACTCCCACACCCGATCAACGCGAGCCTGTGTCCGTGGCGAACGAGACTTTCTCCCGCCCCGCCAACGAGCGTCCTTCGCGGCAGGATATAGCGTGATGGACTGGCTGGAAAAATCAATGACGTACAGCCGACAGTCTGTTAGATTCGGCTCCCCGATAATCAGTTCTGCGTTGGTCATGCTACTCCCTCCATCGCTGCACTGCGTCGATAGACCTATGCACGATATGGTGCAGCAAGTCTTCGATGAAGAACACGGCATGAACCAGCCCGATCATCGCTAGGCAACCAAGCGGCCAGAGGTACGGGGTAGGGATGGTCATGCCTCCTCCTCCTCTAGCGGCTCCTCAAACAGCAGCGGGTCCAACTCCATGCCCGTGTCCCGATCTTCCAGCGCTTGCATCTTCGCGTGACGTTTGATTGCGGCGTCCTGCGCCCGCTCGTACGCGAACTCGTCGTCCTCTAAGCGGATGTCCCAATCGTCGTAGCTCATGTCTCCACTCCCAGTAACGCCACGATCAAGTGCGTGGCAAGGTGCGCCCGCTGCACGTGCAGCGAGCGGAGTTCTGCCGTCAGCACGGCAATGCGCGTGTCGATGTCTTGTAGCGCCTGCGGTGCGTGATCTTCAATAGCTCGCGCAATGTTCACCGCCCCTCCAGTATCCAGATGTGACAACTAGCTTTCCCAAAACGGGATGATGCTAGACAGTTTTTTGGCGATCTCTTTGTACGCTTTTTCTCCGACCAACCTGACGTCAACAGATGGGTGATACTTTTTCATGCGCTTCAGCTTCGTGGCGCTTTTCTTGTCCATCCACCCCTTCACCTCATCGTACCACACGCTGCCATCTATGCCGTACACCTTGAAGTCTGGCGTGTACGAACGCACCCCGCGACGTATCTTCTCAAACCAGAACGTGTCTACCTCAAACTCCCACCGCAAGATGTGCCCCTGCGCGATCAGCAGGTTGAGATACCGCGCATAGTTCGCTTCCCATCGCGACCTAAAAAAGATTTTGCCAAGGTCGTCTCGGTATCCACGCTTGGCGTGAGAGTAAATGGAGTTTGGCGCGAATTTCACACGCTCGATTAATCGTCGCGATGCGGCGGTAAGCTGCTTCTGTGTCTTCTTCAGGAAATGGTGCGTCCCATCCTGCACTTTCTGACGACTTCGGCGGCTTTGCTCCGCACAGAACTCAGCACTGTGCTTTTTGCCAAGCATCCCCCTCGCGTGTTGCTGCTCACCGGATGCCAGCCGCTCGGCGTATGCTTTCCCGCGCTTCTTGGCAACTTCAGGACTAGGCTTGACGATCTTCCCTTCCAGCCAATTCTTTTTCATCACTGCACTCTGATCGTGCAGCCTTGCCTTCCCCTTGCGAACCCACTTGACCTTGTTCCGGTACGCCCACATCACAAGGCCGCGATACGAGAACGGAGGGCCAAGCATATCGGCGCACAATGTCGGCCCGAAATCTCCGTAATGTTCACGCAACCATTGCGCGACTTCTGGTGGGTACGTGGCCTTACTTTGTTGCTTCTCTTCTTCAGTAATACTGCCTCCGTGTGTTTTTAAGTGTCCACGGCTACACAGTACAGTAAATTAAAGTCCCGCGCAATCCCCAAGTTCAAGTATCATCAATTCCGCTCCTTCCATCGTGGAATCATCGGGCCATGCACTTCTTCGGCTTCCCGAATGCTGACCGTGCGCTGTGTCAAGCGCAGGGTGCGGAAGTCCCACTGGACAGGGATGTCGCACACGCCGCCCATGCGATTCTTGTCCACGATCAGCCAAGTGTCGGCCAAGTTGCCAGCGCGAGTAAAGCGCGAGTGATCGAACAGCAGCACCTGGTGTGAATCGTTCTCAATCGCACTGCCACCCATCAACCCCTGACTAATCGGGCGCTCCGATCTCGCCGCGCTGGTCTGGCGGTTGAACTGGCTTAACGTCACCATCCGCACGTTCAAGCTCTGCGCCAACTCCCGTAGTTGGTGCGATACCGCTTCGATGCGGTCATGGATGCTGACCAGATTGCTCACCGACGCGAGTTGGATGTAGTCCATGATGAAGTAGCTGGACCCACTCACCTCGGCATGATGTTTGATACACGCGGCGACATCGGCCATGCGCGACAAGGGGCGACGGTTGACCAGCACATGACCACCCGTGCGCTCGCGGATCTCGTTCAGCGAGCGAGCGGCCCTGCCGTACGCCGCTTGGTCAAACGACGGCCCCTGCTCCAGCAGCGTCACCGACTCGTTGCTCACCACCGACAGCAGCCGTGTTGCCAACTCACTGCGCCCCATCTCCAGCGACAGGAACGTCACCGTCTCACCGTGTTCGATGGCGCGAGCGGCGAGGTTGATGCCGATCAACGACTTGCCAGTGCCCGTGTTGGCCCCGATGGTAATCAGCCAACTCTTGGCGATGCCCACGCCGCCACCGCTGGACCCGCACACACGGTTCCACTGATCGAGCGGCGTCGGCACGGCGTCCACAGGAGCCAGCTTCTCGGTCAGCATCTGGTCCAGCGTGTCGCCCGTGATGCTGTCAAACGCCACGGCTGGCGGCTCGGCTCCAATAGGGGTGGTGGTGCTGATGATCCCCTGCCACACCGTCGCCCAGTCATCCCCATGCGCCTGCACCGACTGGTGCAAATCACAGAGGTCTTTCATGATCTGCTCGCGGTGCTTCACGTCGCGCAGGATGCGGGCCTTGGGGAGGGATGCGGAGATCGCCGCCACCATCGTCGCGCCTCCCTCGTCAGGCTCCTGCCACACGATCACCTCACGCCCTGACAACAGCGCAGCGTAGTCTGGCTTCCACTGCGAAGCGCCAGGGAGGCCCACCACCGTCACGCCACGCTGCCAGCCGGCATGACAGTCAGACTCCCCTTCTACGATCAACACGGGGCCGGTAGATGCGGCCAGCACGTCCTGCCCGTACAGCGGCGTCCCTTCCCCGTCCCGATCCCAGAACGTGCCCTTGCGGGTGCGGCACTTGGTGCGGATGGTGGTGCCATCGGCGCGACGGTACGGCATGGCGACAATCGCATCGCCATACTTTCCGATTCTCTCTTCAACGCCTGCCTTTGCCAGCCCTGCCAGCGCCAACCCCTTCCGCTCGGCGTACTCATGCAGCGTCAAGCCGCTCGGCGCGGCATCGTCTGGCAACGCCACGCCCAACGCCTCGCCCAAGGTCGCCAGCGGCTCGGTGAAGCCACAGGCCGCACAGCCCCATGCATGGTCGCCAAGCCATGCGCTGCTGGTGCTGTCGTTGTGCCGAGTGCAGCGGAAGGCAATGGCTTTCCCGCTCTTCTTCGCGCCATGACGGCCACGAAGGAGAGCAGACTTGAGAAGGCCGTGCGCGTCGAGCGTGTTCACCACTCCTCTTGCAGCAGCAGTTCAGGGGAACGGTGGGCAAATCGCTGCATCAGTTCTGTGTAGGTCGTTGCACAGAAATTGAAATGGTATCCCCCGAATGGCGGATCAACTTCCACCACAGCAGACCACCCATGCCCGTGCATGAACGACACATGAAGCAAGGTGTTGGTATCCGGCAGCCAGAACAGCCGCTCAGTGAAGTATCTCTCGTTCATTCGGCGTACCAAATTTGGGCTTGCCGCTTGATCGGCGGGATGCCGTCAATCACGGTGAAGCTGGAGTCTTCGATCAGCATCCGGTCTTGCGGCAGCAGCATGAGCGCATGGTCCGCTTCTCTCTCCACGATCCACAGGTGCTTGTGCTGCTCTGGGGCCATGCTGTACCCATCGCCCATGTGGTCGATGCAGAACCACAGGGTGCCCTTCCCTATGATCTGCTTGTGATCGGGGCTCAGAATGGCGCAGGAGAGCCCAGACAGCACTTCTGGCTGCCATGCCTCGGCGCTCCAGCCGTAGCAGTCCCACGAAACAATATCCGAAAGCTGGAGCGGGCTGTGTTCCACCATCGCGCCACGCAGGGCATGGAGCGGGACATCAACGACCAGCGCCCCGTTCTCCAGCAGGACGTGACAGCCGATAGAGCGACCGGGGGTGACGCTGACGCCCACCCAGACAGCGGGGATCAGCGCCGTACGGAACGGGTCGCGCAAGACGAACCTCGGCACGACGTACACGTAGCGGTGGGTGGGCAAGCTGATGTTATGGCTCATCGACGGTTCCTCTTGTGTCGTTCCCATGCGTCCAGAAACAGCACCCCTATAGCAACGGGAATGGCAAGTGCCAGAAAAAACAGCAAGACCATGGCTTCAAATTCCAGAAACACCGTAAGCCAGCGAGGGAGTTCAAGCATTGCTCACCCCCGCCAGTCGATCAAACTCTGCCACATCCTGCCCAGAACGTGCCCACTCGTCGCGGGTACGGCCACCGACGATGTGAACGCAGAACGCCTTCCACGACTCGTCCATATAGAAGCGGTGGATCGTCTTCACGAACTTCGGCTCGGTGCCACTCTTGGCGGCGTAGGCGGCATAGCCCTGCGCGGATTGGGCGATGTCATCGCACGGCACGCCAGCCATGCGGAGCGCCGTGAAGGCGGCAATGAACGCCGGGTACGGGCTTGGCACATCGCGCTTCGGGAAGGTCTCCCAGCAATACTTCATGCACTGCGTGTCGTCACTCGTTAGGATATACCGTTCCTTTACTCGTTTGGGTGACTGCGTAGTCAGGGGTGTGGTGACTCCTGTGTCACCCCCCAGTGACTCCTGCGTCACCCCCTGCTCGTGGGAGTGATGCCCTTGCAGCACCACTTCATACACGGTCGTCCGTCCGATGCGGGGCATATTCCGCAGGTAGCCTCGCGCAATCAGCACGGGCAAGGCCCGCTGCACGGAGCGCGGGTTGAGGTTGCACTGCTTTGCCAGCGTTGCCACAGATGCCCAGACGTTGCCGCCGAGCCTATTCGTGAAGGTGCCAATGGCGCACAGCACGCGAACCTGTGTGTCGCTCAGGTCTGGGTCCGCTATCGCGGCGGCAGGGATGATGCAGAGGGAGGACATGGCGGGGGAGAGGGTGGAAGGTTATTTCTTGCGACGGCTGTGCGACCCAGTGGAGCCGCCGTGCCCACGAAGCTGAACGCCGGATCGTCGGAGCATGGAATGGACGGCTTGGAAGGTGACCCCCATGCGCTCTGCCACCTTCCTGGTGGACAACCCCGTGTTGTACAGCATCCGCACAATCTGTCGCTTCTCTTCGTTCGGCTTGTTCCCCGTATTCGGGAAGTAGCCGAACCGCACTACTTTCTTCTCGGTCATGGCTTCTCCTTGGCCCACTGGGCACAAAAGGCCGACACATCGCAGTACATGGTGCATCGCTTCGCTTCGCCCTTCCGCTCAACGATCTCGTAGCCTTCGCCAGCTTCGCCCAAGTCCTCCTCACGATCCGCCACCCGCACGGCCCGCTTCGCTCCCGGCTTCATCAGCGCAAACTTGGATGAGGACATCCACCGCTCCTCGTCCGTACACTGAATGTCCACGCCATTGCTCGCAGCCCGATGGATCGCCACACGCTCCATGACGTACTCCTCGGCCTCCTCAAGCGTCCACAGTGGGACGTGGATAGACTGGATCGCCGCCTGCGGGTAGCCTGGATCGCGCAGTGCCTCTGACTTGCGCCAGTCGCGGAAGATGCCGATCACCTCCAGCGTGTTGATCGTGTGCCCGTTCTTGTGGGCCAGCCAGCGCAGGACGTTCAACTGGCGCGTCCACGAGTCGCTGCCGTTCTTCTTGAACACCGTCGTCACCTTGTAGTCCGACAGCTTGTGCATCTCAAGGTGCATGGAGTCCACCTGACCAGAAAGCTGCCACCCGCCAACGTCGGCGTACAAACGCTCCTCGACGACCATGCCATGCTGACGCAACCCTGCTCGCTCAAGGATGGTATGCACCGCTTGACCAAGCAACGCCCAGACACGCTCGGAAACGTCCACCGAGATCGCGTCCTTGTGCTTGGATGACAGCACGCGGATGCGCGGACTGTCGATGAGCTTGGTGACACTGACATCGCCGCCCCCGATGTAGGGGTCATTCTGCACAGCCGCAACGATCGCGGCTGGCAGGTTGTGCACGTTCGTGATATTCGCCATTAGCTGATGATCTCCAGCTTCCGTGGGGTGTCCTGCTCGGCAGCCTTCGCACTGACCGCCGAGAGCATATCCATCGTTTCCTTCGCCATCGCCTCTACCTCGGGGGCACTCAACATAGTGGCGAACCCTTGGGCCGACTCCTTGTCGTTCTGCATAACGGCCACACCCAAGCCCGCCAACCCCGACAGCACTGCGAACATATGCGGGGACATGGTTACCGTGATCGGCTGCATTACTTCGCCTCTGGGGAAACGGCCCCAGCATTCACGAACGCCTCAAGGTCCGCAGGCTTGTAGAACACCATGCGGCCAATCTTGACGTAGGACGGGCCTTCCTTCTGGCACCGCCACTTGTTCAAGGTCTGGGGCTTCATGCGGAGGTAGGCCGCTGCTTCGTGCGTCGTGAGCAGGTTCTGATTCGTAGACATTATCGAGTCGCCTTAATGAAGAGGGTGGCCGCAGCGGCCTGAATGGCCGACGCATCAAACGGCACGCCCGCTTCCTCGCACTTCATGCCCAACGTCGCCATCGCAATGCTGACGCACTCGCTGTACAGCACGGCCAACGCGGCGAGATCAACGGGAGCCTTCGGAGCCGCGACCGGAGCCGATGCGGTGGCAACCGGCGTCTCTGCTGCGCCTTCGCCGGCGCGGTCCAGATTCGTGAAGGTCTTGCCATCCTTCTTGACCTGCGAGAAGCGGATCGTCATGCCGATCACCGACTCCATGTCCAGCGACAACCGCTCCAGCCCACGCTGCGCCGGTGACTCGTTGACGTACACGCTGGTGCCGTCAATGCCCGTGAAGCACACCTGTGGACCGAAGTTCCCCATGCTCTCGACCGCAGACTCGATCTTCAACACGCACGGGCCATTTGCGAGCTTGTGAATCATGTGCTGCTCCTTAGTTGACGTACTTGATAACGGCTACTCCCGACGCATTCGCGCCGGAAAGGTCTTGCACCAGGGTCGCTAGCTCGTCCACGACCTTGCTCTGCTCGTACATCACCAGCAACAGCGCCTCAAGTTTCTGTTTCATGATGAGGGTTTGCGCTTCTAGCGCGTGAATCCGCTCAGAGTCAGTCATCATAGTGGCAGGCGGTAAGTATGGCGGGTGAGAGTCAACAGTAACTAGCGTTGACTTGGGGCGCAAGTAGCAAAAAGCCACTGAGATCATCCCAGTGGCTTTTTGTCATGTTTTGGTAGGGCTACGGCATATGTGGCCCTATTGCCCTCGCAATGCCGTGGTCAATCGTCCTTGCTCTGTAATCGACACCGCTGGCCTTGGCGTAGTCGTCAAGGGACCGAGCGGTCCCAAGCCCGTACACGCCGCAGGAAGCGTCCTGCTCGCACAACTGGCGCTGACGGATATAGGACCGCTTGTCACGCTCCCACCAGCGAACCGCCCGTGCGGCATCAAGGTCGTCATCCCAGTGCAGGGGTCGAGTACCCCCAGCGTTGTACAGATGCGCGATCGGCATCCCAACGGGGTGCCAGATGTCCCACCCATGCGTGAAGATGCGGAGCGCCAAGCTCTGCTCTTCGCCAGCGAAGTACATAAAGGGATCGCACGGGAACGCTTCCACGAAACGACCTGGCGCAATGAGGACCGCCGCCGAGAGGTGATAGCCACGGATCGGGGCAGCACGTTCCGTGATAAGGCAGCCCTCGTAGGTCAGGACCATGCCTTTGCCGTCCTCGAACGCCGCTTCCTTGTGCGGAGCGTGGTGGACCACAGAGTCCTCCTGCCACTGCTCAATCACCGGGACATCATCGGTCATGGCAAACGACGGCGGGTAGCTGGACAGCACGACGTTGCTGTTCGTTGCCATGCGGTCAAACAACGACCACTCAACCCAGTTATCCCATCCCTGCTTGAATGCCATGTGAGCATCAAACTGGACGTAAATTTCTTCGCCTTCCCAAAGCGATTGAGCAACGTTGCGTGCCCAGCATACGCCTCGGGCAGAGGCCGCATCTACCGCGCAATAGGTGATTGACGCGGACAATGCCGTGTCCAGCGCCGGCCACGCCTTCTGTGGGTCGCACTGGTCAACGATCCCGAACCGTACCCGTTCTGGGTGCGCCGCCATGTGGAAAGCGTGCAGGACGGTCTGGACTAGCATCGCATCGCGGTACGAAGCAATGGCAACAAAAATGCGCGGGCGGCGGGTTGGCATACGGCTCCTTATGCGGGGAACCGTAGACTACGCAACCTTGCCGCCGCCGTCAACGCATGGGAATTTACAGCGCGCTTACTGCGTGCCAGACGGCGACCAGCCCGCCGCTTTTGTTGAGTTCAATCGCCTTGCTGGAAGGGCTTCTTCGCATGGCTCCCCACTGGATGTGCGGGCGGTCCATGAACGTTTCGTCGCTGATCGACCAGTCGCCATTCCAGTCGCCACCCCACACCAGCCCGTGCCGCCGAGCACTGCACCCCAGCACGTGCCAGAAGTCTGGCGCAGCAGACCACTTCCTTCGCATACAGATGATGTCCACGGCCAAGCCGTAGCCGTGCCAGGTGTCATGCGCGGTGGCGCTCTGGGTGACCATCCCACGGCCATCGTCGTAGTCCCGCCCAAAGCCGTACAGGAACGTCTGCCGTTCGTTGGTGCGGAGGGTCTCAAAGACCTGCGGGGTGTATCCCCACGCCTTCATGTCTGCAATGACCCGGTTGACGGCGTCCTTGAATCGAGGAGCCAGCGCGAGGATATCCGACTGCACCGGCACTTCGGCAGGAGGAAAGGGGAGTTTACTCACCGCTCGATCCTCCCTTCCATCTTGGACACGCGGTCGCTGATCTCGCGGCTGAGATTGTAGATGTCGCGGATGTCCTCTCTCATGCCCTTTACGTCCCGCTCGACGACCTTCACCGTGACCCGCATCATCCCCCACGACACGGCGATGCCAATGATGCCTGACACGATAGGCATGGTCATGCTGCCTGCTGGGCTGGTCTGAGCAAAGGCCGTCCCAGCGGCAGATGCGGCACCGATCAGCAGTGCGGTACTGGTTTCAGCGGTCATGTTATTTCTTCCCGCGAGACGCGCCAAAGCCCGTTCCAGTACGCTGCATCATCGTCTGGGCGAATGAAGGGGAACCACCAAGCTGGGCTACGGTCGATGCAATATCGCCAACACCCTTTGTCGCCGTCAGCAATGACTTCAGCACCCCACCGCCCATCTCTGAGCGACCTTCGCGGATGGAGGAGATCAATGCCTGTGCTGCCGCTTGTCGCGCTTCAGGAGATGTGAACTGACCAGACATCTTTTGTATCAGCATTTCAGGGGACACCTTGAGTGGGTTGCCAGCCCCAGTACGCAGGTACTTCCCAGTCGCTGCCCCAGCTTCAGCCCCCTTCAGCTTTGACCCAGCCTTTGCATAGGCTTGAATGCCAGGAGACAGTGGGTACTTCTTCACAACACCGTTTGGCAGTGTGACCGACGACGCATTGTCGATCTCTTTCAGGAACGGCTTGAGAATTTGATCTCGGAAGACAGGCGTTGCTTCGCTAGTCATTTTGCTGTATGCCTCAGCCAAGACACTGGGGTCTGTTGCCGGAAGCCCCAAGGCTTCAGCCGTTTCATTGACGGCATCACGCAGCACCTTGGACCGAGAGTACAGATTGGCAAGCCCTGTGGAAAGCGTCACTGTGGCATTCTCTCGATATGCGTTGATCTGCTTGCCAGCTTCAGCCATCTCGTTTTTGGCTTGTGCGCCAAGAGATCCAAGTGTCGGGCCAAGCTTCCCTGCCGCATAGGTGCCAACCACTTCACCAGCCTTGCCAAAAGCCAGTCCTTTCCCAACGCGCTCTAAGGCGTTCTGTGCGGGATTAGTCGTTGAATCGGCAGAGACTGCACCGCGTGCCCCTTCAATAGCCGCAATTTCTGCGGCTGTCTTTGCGGAAGACGGCAACAGCTTCCCAAGCAATGGGACTTTCTGCGCCATCTTATAGGCGGCACCAGTCGCTTCTGCGGCTCTGGCAACCTTGGGTATTCCTGCCATCGCACCACCCATCGCACCACCCATCACTCGACCAAGGGGGGCAACATACGGCAACACATCGCCAACAGTCGAGGCAACGCGAGACGCGCCTGGCTGTCTGCTCTTGTACTCCGCAATGTACGACGCCAGCTTTTCTGCTTCCGCCTTCCCGTCGCCACCAAACATCCCACTCAGTGCGCCAACGGCTTTGGGATATGTCCCGCCCATCAGCGCATCTGCCGCCACCCGCGTCATGCCAGTGACATTGCCCATTAGCGTCATGGGCTGTTCCTTCGCTTCGGATACTGGCTGTTTGGTTTGCGCTAAAGCCGTTTGCTGTGCGTCATGTGCCGCTTTGTCTTTTTGATACTGCTCATACAACGCCTTGTCCTTTTCGTATTGCTTCCTCAGTAAATCATCCTGTTCTGACATTACTGGCCTCTGGATTTTTTGTATTCGTCAAATGACATATATGACGAAGATGCCGAGGGGGAAGGCTTTACAGATGGCAACAGTGTCTTCGTTGCATCAGACGGTTGTGTCGCAGGAGATGGGGTTAACTGTTTTCTTTGTTCTGCTGCTCGTTGCAGTTTTACATCAATGCCAGAAGCAGCCAATGCGTCTTGCAAAGACTCGTTAATGGTCTTTCGCATGATTCTTGCCCGCGCAATGTCCGCAGGGTCTCCACCGCCCCATGCTGAACTCACAAGCTGCTGCTCTGCTTGTTGCAGCAAGTTGCTACCACCACGCGCTGCCACCATGCGGATCGCTGTAGAGTGCTGTTTAGCAAAAGACATGTAATCCTGAAGTTCTTGCATAGTCTTCGCATCCACAGATGCTGGATTGTACGAACTCCCCCATACAGCAGCTAATGCTTTGTTCAGACTAAGACCTTTCCCTTCCATGAGTTCTTGGACTGCGCCAACATCCATCGCCCCAATCTGTGGCTTTTTCTTTAGCCATTTTTCTTCGATAGCAGACATATTTGTTTCAGCAGTCGTAGCCGCAGCTATACCTTCTGAAAGCCTTGCCAGTTCAGGACCACTAAGAGGCTTTTGCGTATCAGATTTATCCAGCATGGCTTTGATCTGTGCGTTCTTTAATCGCACATCAAGCGCATCAAGCCTTTGCTGACGCTTGTTCGCTGCAATCTGTGATGGCGTAAGAATCTCAAGGCCAATGTCTTCTGGATTAATCCCAGAAGCGAGTGCATCAACCTGCTGTGTCGTTGCCTTTGGATATGCGCCAGCATACACGCTTTTCATGCGTGTCCGTTCTATGTCTGCGGTGCTTGTGTCAAACGACCGTTCAAACTCTTTATCTGCTCGTTTCTCATCAAGCCTCCTTTTTGCTATCTGCTGTTGCGATTCAGGCGCATTAAACCGCATCGCGCCCATGCCTCCCGGCAGATCAACAGACGCCGCAATCGCTTCCTGTGCTGGGCGAGTAGACGCAGCGCGTTCAAACATCCCCGTCATGGGCGTAGCCTTGCTGTCCAACGCCAGCGGCTCTGCGCCGAAGCCGGGGCGCGACATGGACGGCTGGGTGGTGTCCACGCCCATCCCACGGCTCAGCGCAGCCGACAGCGCCCCTCCCGCCCGTGCGCCTGACGACGGGGCGGCTGACGGCATCTCCAGCGGCGGCAAGACAGATCGTGCCGCAGGGTCTTCTGTGGTGTATGCCTCTGGCGCAATGCGGAAATTTGACTGCATCAAGAACCGCGCTCGGTCCATTGCGTCGATGCCCTGCTGCCGTATCAGCGCATCGTTCAGCCGCTTCTTCTCATCTTCGGCGGCCCGCTGCTGGGATAGACCTTCTAGCCCACCAACGGCACCGCCGAGGACGTAATCAAGTATCCCTCGGCGAGCCATGTGGTTCTCTCCTTATTTCTTCGTGGGAGCCTTGTACCCAAGACGGCGCAGCGCGTCTGGGTCCATGCCAGACTGTCTTACCAGCATATCCCAATCTTCCGCGTCAACCGCTCCACTGCCGATTTTCTCCGCAAGACCCTGCAAGAAGTTGCCTTGGTTAATCGACAGCGTGCCACTGGCAATCAACTCGCTTGCCTTGTTTGAGCGGGCTGCCTCGTCCGCTTCCCTGTTCCGAAGATCAAGCTGGGCATCGTCGTACGCCTTCTTGTCGTCGATCTCAATGCCGCGCAACCGTGCGTCGGCCTTGATCTGCTCGGCCTTGACCTGAATCTCGTACAAGCTAAGGCCGGACTCAATGGCAAGACGGTTCTGCTCTTGCGTCATGTTGGCCCGAGCAATGTTCTCACGCGACGAAATCTCGGCGTAGCCTTGTCGCAACTGTCCGTTCTGGTACTGTGCTGTCGCCTCATCTCGGGCCTGCTGCAAGTTTAGAGAGCGGCCTTGGATTGCGGCTTCCTGCTGAAGCTCGGCAGCCCTGAACTCAATATCGGCCTGCGCTTGCTGTGCTTGCGTGTTCGCCTGGAACGTCCCTAAGTCCTGTGTCCCGGCCAACCCAGCCAAGTCGGACATGGTGGTCAAGTACAACTGACGGTTCTTCGCTTCTGCGTCAGCCTGCTGCTGCATCAGCTCTGCTTCAAACGATGCAATGGCTCGCGCCTGCTGACCCGCTAGGTCACCGTATCTGCCGCCACCGATAGACGAGGCGCTCAAGCCGCGTGCGGCCAGTTCCTCTTCCAGCTTTGACCGCTCTGCCCCATACTGCGCGGACAAGTCAGCGGACTTTGCGGCTCTCGCCGCTTCGTACGCTTGATTCTGAATCTCAGCCGGACCCTTGGCAATCACACCAAGCTGCTCCTCAAGCATCTTCCGAAGCGCCATCGCCTGCTCGCTGCCCATGTACTTCTCAAAGTCTGGGATCGACTTCCGAAGTTCGTCAATGTTCGGCAACCCAGACAGCGGCGGCGGGGCCTTGTACGTAACGCTATCGCCCGTAGGGATTGCCGTTCCCGGCAACGTGACCGCCTTCGTCACCGCAACCGTAAGCGTCGGGATGTTTACCGTCGTATCCGTAGGCTTCCGTGTGGTGACCGGAGGGCGTGTCGTAGCGACAACCGTTGGCGTGGTCGTAGGAGGAAGCGTCTGAATAGGATTGGTAACGCGAGGCGTTCCCGTTCCTGTCGGAGTAGGGGTTGGTATTGGAGTCACAACTGGGCGAGAAACCTTATCGTCCGTTCCTTTGTCCCAATCTCCGTCGCTTTTAAGCGGGGCCACCTGCGCTTGCACTTTATCCAAGAACGACGCCCCTGTTGGGGGAGCCGCGCCTTGAGGCGGCGTTTCGCCACCTTGATACGAGAACGACGACGGCGCACCGCTAAAGTCGATGCCGCCAAGAGCGTTTGGCGCAACGTTCTCTGCGGGAATGTTCAACTGCTGCGCGAGTCTTTGCGCGAGCGTTGGCTCGCCAAGGACAGGCGCGGTCGTCACAGGCGCAGGGCGAGCAATCCCCTGCTTCTGCATATCCGCAAAGTTCTGCGTGCCACCCATAATCGGGGCTGATTTTGGCTTTGCTCCAGCAGCCTTCGGGCCCCCAAGGGCGGCACTGGCCCCCTTGTTCCCGTATAGCTGCTGCTCTGGGCTCGGCAGTGAACCGAAGGCGGTGTTAAAGGTTGCCATTATGCGACCGCTCCACCCGTGAACATGGCGCGATACTTTGCGCGGTTCGCACGGATGCGCTCGGCTTCCTTCTGCTTCCGCTCTTCTTCAGCCGCGTCAAGCCCATAGTTCCGGCCAAACTCGCTCTCGCGCTGCTGCATCGTTTCGCTGAACTGACGCTTGTTTTCCGCTGCGGCCTCATCGGCGGCTTGCTGGGCAATATCTTCGCTTCGCACGCCCATAATGCCTTTGCCAAGGCCAGTCAGCAGCGTCTTGTTCTGCTCGATCTTCCCTTCTTTGCCAAACAGCCCGCCAAGGCTTTCAAGGCTAAACCGCTTGCCAGGCACAGAGATATTCCCAGCGCCACCCAAGGTCGGCTGATAGCTGCCAATTGCGCCGTAAGACGACGGCCCACCAGATGTCATCGCAACCTTTGGTGCGCCGGTAATCGGGTTCAGCATGGCAGGAGAAGCGGATGCACCAGCAGCGGGGGCGACCCCGCTAGACGCAGCCCCAGTAAACAGCTTGGAGAGGCCACCCTGCGCGGATTCGCCCATCTTGCCGCCCGCGTACCCAGAAAGGCCACCAAGGGCCGCGCCTTTTACGTCAAGCCCGATGCCTCTCTTGCCAGGGCGATCCAAGCCGCCCATCGCCGCGCCAAGACTAGCACCGATCCACGGAGCCATGGCAGCATTCACGCCAGGGATAAAAGCAGCGGCCATTGGCGCAACCGCCTTAATCACTTTCTTGTTGCGGTCCCACATCCCCGCCAACCCACCACGCTTCCGTGCCATGTGCGCTCTCCTCTTCGGTTAAATCTTTTCGATGGTCGCAATGATCGACGCCGTTGACGGCGCGAATGCTGGAGCAGGAACCGCCTGCAACGAAACGGACAAGTTTCCAACGGCCCAGTACAGTTGGATGTAGTCGTTGGCGTTCAACGGCAGATAATAATTCCAGCTTGGCAAGCTGTGCCCGTCTGCTGACCCATGACGCTTTGGCACAGAAACCTGACCGGCTGACCCAACGACATTCGCGCCGTTCTTGCGAATCCAAACCCACACGTCCTGCTCGCTGGAGTCCGTGTTGGTAAACTGGCCGCTCCACTGAAGGTTGTAGGTGCCTCCAGATGGCACGATAATCCTTGAGCTAGACGCCAGCGTTACGCCAGACTCCACGTCAATCGTGTTGAACGTGAACAGTGTCGGGGTATTGATTGCTGAAACCACTTGATCTGTGGTGTCTTGCCATGCGCCGTACGAAGATGGCGTTCCGCCAACTTGGTGCCAGCTTCCCCCAGAGTAAAAATACAACTCGTCTGTATCCGTAGCGACATACATCCCCCCGTCTGGCAAACTTACCGGACGAGCAGAAAGTAGCCCAGACTGGACGTGGATAGACGGGTCAGCGTCATGCGCGTTGTACGCGGTGCGGAGGGTGTTGTCGTTCCCCCGCACCACGTTGGCATCAACTAGCCCAGACGCCGCAATGACCGGCCCAACAAACGTGTTGACTGCGTGTGAGCCGACCGTTGCCATCGTTACGCGGGCACCGCAGCAACCGCCACATCCTCAACCGGGACACTCAGCGCCACCGCAACCGCCGCACAGAGTTCCGCGTCAGTCCAGTTGTTCGGAAGCGTCGAGGATACCAGCGACACCACCTGCTGTACGGTCGTCGCACCAGCCACCGTGTCGGCCACAATCACGCAATGCGCGTCCGTCGTGCCAGTGCCGTACTGAATCGAAGCCGTCTGAATCGTAATCGGGGCGCTCATCGTCCTAGCTCCTGCTTCAGGGTTTCCACCGTGGCGCTCAACTGCTGCACCGCATTCACTAGATACCACAACACCGCGTCCGTGCTCACGCTCTTCACGCCGTCGCTCGTCTCATTCACGCACTCGGGCAGCATCTCTTGTGCGATGACGCCCAGCTGTACGCCCGGCTTGTCAATCGCGGCAGAGGCGGGAAGCTCGGTGACTTCACTCGCGGGACGATACGTGAAGTTCCGCACACGGATCGCGTTGATCTTATCCAAACCATCGTGGTTGTCCGCGATGTCGCGCTTGAGTCGCTCGTCCGACGTGACTTCCCACGTCGTCACGTTCTTCTCGTTGTACGCGCCCGCAGTGCCACCGATAAACGCCGTATTGTCGCCCTTGCTCACCAGCGCCTCACCGATCACAATTTGGTCAACGGCCCCGACTGCCGACACGCCGGCCTGCCTGCCAATGATTGTGTTGCGGCTGCCAGTCGTCAGCGTGCTTGCTGCGCTACGGCCAATGATGGTGTTTTCCCCACCAGTTGTAACGGCTACGCCAGCCGACCGACCAATCGCGGTGTTGTCGTTGCCAGAAGTCGCAACATTTAACGCAGCAGCTCCCAAGGCAGTGCAGGCATTCCCTCCGTTTAACCCGGACAATGCGCCCGCCCCAATAGCTGTTGCGCTGCCTGTCGCGCTAGAGTTTGTCAGCAGTGCGTTGTTGCCGACTGCTGTACACCCCGTTGCTGTAACGTTTGACTGCATCGCGCCAGCGCCAATCGCAATGTTTTCGTTGCCCGTCGTATTTGCGTTTAACGCGTTTGGGCCAACTGCCACGTTGGTGGCAATAGCCCCTGCCCCTCGCCCAACACGAACGCCAGCCGCAAACACGTCAGCAGACGTGTACACGTTGCGCGGTCGAGCCGACGCCACTGCGCCGATGTCGTGCGTCGCGTCAGCCAAGAACGACACCGCGCCGCGCAATGTGGTCGTGCCCGTCACGTTGAGCGTGGCGCAGGTCAGGTCGTCAAAGACGGGATCAATCGTGCCACCCGCCAGTACATAGTCCTGCAACTGCGAAAGCGTCAGCGAGTAGGTGTTACTGTCTGCGGTGTTGTAAAACGCCACCTTGTCGGCTGCTGAGATCAGCGCGGTAGGCGTAGGGTTTAGGCTATCAATGTCACTAGCGTTGTTCATCTGTCCTCCTTGGGTGCCAAGGTTAAAGATTGCCTACGTTCGTAGACGGGAACGACCGACCACTCCCCCACAGAATGCGAACGGCTCCACCCGCTCCGCTGCCGCCAGCGTAGTCGGTAGCTGTACTGTCGTCATATGCGCCACGCCCGCCGCCTCCGCCATATAAGCCTCCAGCGCCTCCTAAGAAGTCATCTGGCGCACTCCCTCCGCTTGCTCCACTTGACCCACCACCACCACCACCACCGCCTGCTGCGCCAGCGACACCGTTGCTGCCTTGCCCAAGCAGTCCAACGCCACCACCACCGCCGCCGGGGTAGTTGTAGTTCGGCGCAGTCCCTCGATCTCCACTCCCGCCACCACCGCCACTCCCACCAGTGCCAGCAAATCCAGCTTCTCCGGGGTCACCATAAGACGGGGGGTTATCTCCACCCGCCCCACCGTTCCCAGCGTAGCCTGCCGCACCACCTCCACCGCCGTTGCCAGTGCCTGCGCCTCCGACGTAGCTCACCGAGCCCACGTTGGCACTGGCACTGCCACCGCCCTTGGCGCGGAGCAGGGCAGTCCCCCCGCGAGCAATGCTTGAATCGCCGCCATTAACGCGGGTTCCAGTAGCCCCAGCCCCACCAGCGCCAACTGCAATGGTCAAGGACTCGCCAGGGGTGACGGAAAGCGCGTTGTTGTACGACAACGACCCGCCAGCGCCGCCCTCGTACGTCCTCCCGCCCTGACCACCGCCAACCGCAAGCACGATCAGCGACGTGGCGCTATTCGGCACAAGCACCGTGTAGGTGCCAGCGGTGGTGTACGCGAACTGCCCAGAGGCTGCATCATCCAACGAGCGGAACCCGTTGGCCGATGCTGCCGCAAACGTCCCGACAACAGGGCTCACTTGTACTGGCTCCGAGACGCCAGCAGCGTAAACCCGCCAGACGTGCGAATAGCCGTGTAGGTGTATGCGTCAATGGCGCTGGGGTTGCCAGCGATAACCGCGACCCCGCCAACCCACTTTGGCGTGATGGACGACCCGTCGATCTGGTGGGCAGACGGGTAGTATGCCGTGGCTCCGTTTGTGGCGAGGAACACCACCGTCAGGCTCTGCCCGACCGACATCATGGTTGATAGTGCCACGCCAGACGACCCGCGCAGATTGAACGTCCAGTTGCCAGAGGCGTCGGTCGTGTAGTACAACACCGCCTGCGTCAGCGCATCGTAGTTGATGGTGCCTGTTGCTGCCGTTGCCGACACCGTGACCTTCTCTAGCGCCTGCTGCAACGTCAGCGTGTTGGACAGCGACGTGGCTGCCAGCGTTGACGCTCCGCTGACAGCTAGAGACGTGAGCGTCCCAGTGCTCGTCAGAGAGGACGTGACGATACTCGAAGGGAGCGTCGTCCCCGTCAGGCTTGAGGAAGCCAATGTGCCAGCCAAGCTGGTTGCGGTCACAGACCCAGCAATGGTGGCGTTGCCCGACAGGAACAGATTGCGCCATCGCGTAGCCGTCACGCCAACGTCATACGTGGCAGTTGCTGACGGCAGGATGTCTGACGCAATGACGGCAAAGTACCCGGCGTTGAGATATGAAATTTCTTGCCACGCCGACCCGTTGTCGTACCACAGCTTCACGCTGCCCGTGTCGGTGGTCAGCCACTTCCGGCCAATTGTGCCCGCCGCAGGGCGAGAGGCGAGGGCAGACGACTGAAGGTGAATGCCTCCGTCGTCGTCATGCGAAATGTACGCCGCTCGCATCGTGTTGTCGTTGCCTTTGACAATCCCGGCGTCTAGCGGGTCACCGTTTGTTGGGTTAACAAATGCAGCCAACCCGTGCTGCCCAATTGTTTCTGCCATCGTTAACGCCTCCCAAGGGCAAAGGTCTGAAGCTGAAAGCGGCTAAACGTCGGCAGGTACGTGCTTGTGTCGATAATGCTGATGTCCACGTAATACCCTGTCCCGCCCATCTGCACGCGATAATTTTGGCTGCTTGCTCCGCTCCACGATGCGCCTGTGGTCCATGTGCCAACTCCCCACGTTCCAGACGTTGAAGGGGGCAAGGTTTGGCTTTCGGCAATCGTCCCGGTGCTCCACCCGACCGAGCAGGACGCAGACCCGTTTAACTGCGCGGTGAGGTACGCATAGCGATACGCTTTTGCCATCGCTTCGTCCCCGCAGTACATCCGACGAAGCTGGGCCACCATGCTGTACGCTGTCCCGCCCGTGCCGTCTGCGCTGACGTTATCCATGTTGATCGACGGCGCGTCACAGCGGCTCACCCAGCCAGACGCATCGCCACGCAGCATGATTGGCAAGCCCGAGGTATCGGACGCCTCAAACAGGGCCGTCGTGTCAGGACTGATCCATCCCGTATTCCACGGGCCGCTCCACGATTGCAGCAGCGTGTGGTACTGGTAGCAGCCAACCGTGGGGATCGTGATCCACAGCTCACGGGTTGCGCGATTAATGCCAGCGCGAATCTGGCTAAACTGTGTGGTGCTTAACGAGCGCAGAATCGGGAGCAGCGGGTCTGGCGTCTGCACGGTGGCGACTGGAGCGACTTCTGCTTCGTTGCAGCGGTACATCCCGCGCTCCGAGATAAAGTACGCCACCGATCCCACGGGGACGATGCTCTTTGGCGCGATCAGCCCCACGTCTGACGCAATGCCAGCCGGCGAAACGGTGATGTCGTCCTGGCCGTATCCGGTCAAACGGGACACGCCGCGACGGTGGAAGATCAGCAGCGACGTGGCAAGACTGACAAGCCCGACCACCCCTTCGTTGCCAAACGTCCGTACCACGATCTGCCCGCCGCCAGACGAGCCGTTGCCCAGCGTGTCGCCATTGTTGAGCGACGAGTAGAAGATGCTATTGGGGAACGAGGCGTTGCCAGCAGACCACAGGCGTTGATTGTGAACGACACAGATGTCGCTGTTGACCGTGTCAGCAATGTCCACCGTTAGCGTCGTGCCGTTCCACTTATTGAGCAACCCGCCGTCGCTGATGTACACCACGTCGGCAGAGCTATCGCGGAACTGCGAGAAGGCAGGCTGCGTTGAGGTGGAGAGCGCCCCAGATCGTGCCGTCCACGCCATTGGCAAACTGGCAAAGGTCGTCGTGTACAGACCGCCGTTGACCACGGCCATGATCTGCGACGTACCGTCGGCCTTGTTCCACGTAAACCCGTTTGCCACGGGGAACGCCGCAATAGCCGCCGTAGACAGGCGCTGCGTCCCTCCACGCTTGGTAATCGCGCCAACGTCTGTCAGTCGCGCATTCTCGGTACGGCGAAGCTGGTTTGGCTGAAGGGCTGACACGTCACTGACCGTGTTCAGCCCACCATCCATGCTCATCTGCGCGTCCTGAACCACCTCACGCGCCATTAGCCGCCACCCCACTCGTACATACTGTCAGGGTAGGCCATGCGCGTCGGGCTAATCGTACGACGACGAATATCGTCCAGTAGAGCCTTCCGCTCATCGTCGGCCAGGCGCTTCAAGTCTGCCGCTGCGCGAGACTCTGCGCCGCCCTTCAGCAGCAACTGCGCTGCCGCTGCCCAGATAAGGATGTACTCGGCGTTGTCCGGGTAATCCACCGTAGACGTGACGCTTGCCAACTGCGTTAACGTTGTTGGCTTGTAGTTCACGGCAACGTACACCGATGTCCCGGTTGCCACGGGCAACAACTGAATCGCCTGCCCAGCGACGTAGTACAGTCGCGGGTAGGTTGGCAAATAGGTGGTCGTCGTCGCCAGCGGGACACTTCGGAAATCCGTTTCCGTGTACAACACACTCCCGTCGTTGACCGACAGGATGCGGTACATATTCTGCTGTGTGTCGCCGCTGCCGCTGTTCATGGTGCTAAACGCAATCTTCCCGTCTGCGTCAGTGGACAGCAAACGCTGAGAAAACGTGTAGTACGGAGCCGCGTTAAGGATGTTTGACCATTCTGCGTCAAACACCGAGTTGAGCACCGCTTTGACAGTGCTGGTGGACCAGCGAGGGGACGACTCTGCGTCCATGTACTCGACTGTCCCGTCTATCAACGTCTGAAACGTGACCGCCATGCGCTCTCTCCTACGAGATGATCTTGCGAGGACGGCCTCGACCACGCCGAGCCGTGGACGGGTCGGCGCTATCCAGCATATCGCCAATGGCTTCTTCCACGGCGCTGTTCACCACGCTGGTGTTGTAGCTCTCCACCGAGTTTGACAGCCGCTGGATGTCCTCCCGTGGGAAGGCGCGGACCATCTTGCTCAAGTACGCTGGCGCTTCGTCTACGGAGCAGCCAAGCGGAAGATACCCGATAATGTCGTACGCCATCTGGGCGTCATAACTCTCGTTCTGTACCCACTCCCAGCGACGGTCGTCAGGCTGCCACTCCATGCAGACGCCCCATGTGGGGACACCTGTGTCAATCAGTCGCAACTTCAACCCGCCATGCACCTCCCGAAGCCGCCGCTGAATTTCAGGCGACGGCTCGGGGATGCCCGCAGGATTCACCAGAATCACGGGCGACGGCATCTTACTCGGCAACCAGCAGTTCAACCACGACAACAACGTCATCGGGCTGCACCGTCACGGACCCCACGGTCACCATCGCAACGCGAAGGCTGTCAGCCTGCGTTAACGTGCGCTGGGCATCCGTGGTCGTGGTTAGGAACACAAACTGCAACGGCGTGTCCGCCGTCTTCGTGTTGATGTCCAGCCCAGCCGTCAAAGCTACCGCCGTTGCGCCAGTCATCTTAAACAGCGTAACCACGCACGACGTAGCTGCTGTCGGGAACGTCCCAGCGCACAACGACGCACGGTTGATGTACGACTTGGCAGGGAACCCGCCAATGTTGTGATTGTCCGTACCCGCCGACAGCGTTCCCGTATTGAGACGCCCGCTTGTCAAGGGAACAGGCAGCGTCCCCAGCCGTCCGGGCTTCGGCGCAAAAAAGTTATAAGCCATCTGAAGTCTCCGTAGTGATCCCAATGGGGGGCAGCAGCCGAAGTGCTGCCACCCCCCACCGCGACTTAGATGTGGCTGTAGCGAGCCGTATCGGTGTAGCCTACAATCGAGCCGTGCGCGTTACGCGCCAGACACGCGAGGTTGCCGTACCAGCCGTACGTCGTTTCGAACGCGTCGCGGCCCTGCAACCAGCGCCACGGACCCGCGCCTTCGAACTCGACGAAGCCCCAGTCCTTCGCGTCCACCCACGCCAGCGACGGGATGTGCAGGAGGTAGATCGTGCCAGCCGGGACGTAGTAGTCCGTCACGCACGGGATACCACAGACTTCGATGGCCTTGTAGCCGCCCTTGATCGTGGTGCCAAACTCGCCAGCGGTAAACCGGCGCTGCGACACCATCGACTCCATGAGCTTCTTGGCAAGACCGGGGGTGGTCATGAGCAGGAAGTCCTTGGGCTTGACGTTGGCGTCCTTGCCAGAGCGGCCAGAGATACGCTGGATCAAGTCCCAGATGTCCGATTCGGTCGGCTGCGTCGCATCCGGCGTGTCGGTGCCAGCCGTCAGGCGCGTCGCATCCCAGATAGAATAGGTCGCGTTGCTGATGTTGTGCAGCGAAGCGTAGGCGTTGCCACGGTTCGTGATGTTAATCAGACCGTTCATCGCGCCATTAAACGACGTGTCGCTCGCGGTCGCCTTGACGATCTTGTCCGTCGCCGCCATGCCAGAGATGGCCGTGCCCAGCGTCAGCGTCGCGTTGTCGCCGCTATTGGTGATCGCCGTGATCGACGAACGGCCAAGCACCGCGTTGGATACCGACGTATCCAGTACCGCGATATAGTCGCCCACCGAGAGGAGCAGCGCACCCTGACCCGCGTTCGCCACGCCGTACGGCGAGGACACGATGATCTCGGTCGTGCTGGTCACTGTGCCAATCAAGGCCACTACGCCGTCAGCCTTGTTGTGGAGCGCCTGCTGCATGAGCAGCATGGAGGCGTCCTTGATTTCTTCCATCGTCTTGGTGGCGATGGTCGTAAAGGCCGCATCCTTGGACTGCGTGCCGACAAACGCCAAGCCGTCCACCTGACGGGTCGTGTAGGCACGAACCACGCCGACGTTAGCCTGCACTTCCGTCGCCGTCGTATCGGGCGGGAAGTAGCCACCAGCCGAGAACGTCGCGCCAGACGGACGACCAGTTACCACGTCGAAGAACACGTTGTTGCCGCCCCAACGCATATTGCGCGGGCCACCAGCACGTCCCTTCTCCAACTGCGCGAGCAAGGGCGTCACGAGGTTCTGCACCTTCTCACGGAACTGCGAATACACGTTCTTGAGCAGACCAGTCAGCTCGGTATCGGTAATCAGAGTGGGGTTAGCCACGGTAAACCTCTAGTGTCAAATTATCGGAAGGATGACAACGCCGAACTTAGCGCACTTGCCACGGCGTCATCGACGGTCGTACCAGACCCACTAGCACGCGGTTTGCCAGACGGCCTCCCTGCGCTACCAACGGGCACCATCTTCTGTCCTACGGCACGCTTGGCCTTCTGCGCTTCCACACGCGCACGATCCCGTTCGGCTAACGCCTGCTGAGTCTCCCGTTGAGGAGCCGAGGTGGTTGTCCGAAGGCGACGGCCATGTTGAGCCTGTGCCCATACTGCCAAGTCGTCGAGGATGTACTGTCTGACAGCATCGTAGCGTGACGCCGGGATATACGCCTCTCCGTTTGGAGCGCGTTCGGCGTGCGCGTACATCGCCATCTGAAACTTCTCGGCAAGTTCTTCTATGGAAACGGATGGCAGTGCCCCGGCAATCGTCTCGAGGGCTGGCATCACTTCGCCTTCAAAGAATTGCTTACCTGTCCCCACAATCGCAGACATCTGCTGTTCGACCCGAAGGTCTTCAACTCGCTGTTCTGCGCGTGTGGCCCTCTTTTCCGGCGAGTTCTCTTCGCCGTATGCATCACGAACTGCAAACAAGAAGTCGTCGTCCAACAACAACTTCTCAATCTGCGACTCTCGTTCCGACAGCAACGCAGCAAGTTGCTCGCGCTCTTCATGGACCTGTTGAGCCATCTGCTCAACTTGATACACCTTCTGCTCGCGTTCTTGGTTGTAGACGCCCCACTGAGCCAGCTTCACCACCTGGTCCAGCCGATCTTTCCGCATCTTCCCGTTGGCTTTGTACTCAACGGTCAGCGCGGGGACTTCAACCTCTCCATCGTCGTCACGGAGAATAAACTCCGTTGCCAATTCGCCCATAACTGTAGGGACAGCGACATATCCTTCTGGCAAACTAGATGGAGCAGCATCGTCCGACGATTCGTCTGATTCTGCGTCATACCCCTCTTCTGCGGGCGCGTCGAGCGTCTCGTCTACGTCATTCGCCGCCACAGTGTCCTGTGCCGGTGGAAGGGCGCTTTCGATGGCGCTTGAAATGGCTTCACCGATGTCCATGCAGCGATCCTATTGCTGTCGGGATAAGATGTCGGCCTGCTGCGCGGCTTGTTCCTCTTCTGGGATGCCAGCCAAGCTCTGTTGGAGCAAGTTGGTGACCCCAATGGGAGGATTGTTGGCAGCAAGTGGCAACTGTCCCGGTGGGAAATTTGGTACGCTGGCAGCGGGAGGTCCGCTTTCTGGGCCAGCACCAGTGGGGGCGGGGGTACCCTGACCTTCGGGGCCACCACCTCCCTGCTTCTGCTGCGCTTGGTTTGCAAGCGCAATCCACCGCTCCTGTGCGGCGGCAATAATTGCGGGTTCTACGTCGTCTTGGAGCAGCAGCTCGCGTTCTAGCACGTCCTGGTGGATCGACTCGTTGTCCTGCCACCGCATCTCTGGCACGGGCGTCTGCATCCGAATCGCGTCAGCCACACGCTTGGCACGCGCTTCTTGATCTTCGTCTGGCGTTGCAATATCGCGGGATACCGCGAACATCTGCCGACGACGGTACTCCTTCATGTCGATCACGCCCGTCTGCAACCAGTTGTCCAGCAAATACATACGGAACGACAGCGGCATGGGCATCATCGTCGCAGCTTCCACCTTTACGTCGCTTTGCCCATCAAAATCCGACGACGACACAGCGCGAGCGAGGTCAGGACGGCCTTTGCCAATTGCGCCGAGCGAGCGCGGCATATCGTAGCCCCATGCCATGCCTGCCAACGTGATCTTGCCCCAGTCCGTAAACGCCATCGACAGCGCACTCACGCACGGGCTAAACACGCGCTCCAACTGTTCGCGGCTGGCAATAATGGCACGGCCCGATTCGCCAGTTACCTGCCCTCGGCTGACCGTATTCCAGCCAGAAGCGTTCTCAAAGGCGCTTTTCTCTAGCGCCAACGCTTCTTTGACATCGTTGCCAACGCTAAACCCGTTGACCGGCTGGATGCTATCCGACATCGGACCAGCGCCACGAATTTCGATCATGGACGTAACGCCGCCCATGAAGGTTTCGGTGGCAATGGCGTTCGGTCGCGTCAGGAATCGACCACCCGCGTTTACGCGGATGTTTTCGATCCACTTTGATAGCAACGCATTGACGCGCATCTGGTGGTCTATCCACTGCTCCATGATGGGGCGAGGATAGTAACTGGGGTCGCTGGAACCGTCGCGTACAGGGACCAGTGGAATCACGTTCCACATCAAGGGCGAGGGTCCGAACACGACTTCATCGCCAACGACCACCATCTGCAAGCCTTCGGGCAGCACATCTGGATGCGGCTCTAGATACACCGTGAACCGCTCCGTCACGTCCTCATCGCGCAGGCGTTGGCCTTCGCCAATCGTCGTCTGCGAGAGCACCCATGCGCCAATGCCTTCGGACCCGCTGTACGTTGGCCCGTTGCTGGTGGACATCATCGTATTGGCGGCATCCAATCCCGTAATGCCGTACCGATACGCGGCTTCGGAACGCGAGATCACCTCCCGAATAATGACCCAGTGGGGCTTCTGTGTGGCTGTCGCATTAGGCGAAACACGAACCTGCTCCACCCGAAGCGTCTGGGAACTGATATCTCCCATAGGCTTCTTCTGCCCCGCGAGGTCGCCCATGCGCTCGTCCCACGGTCCACGATTCGGGTTCCAGTATTCGTGCCAGAAGGAAATGCCGTCCGTTTGTGCCCAAAACGAAGCTTCCCGTGCCATGCGCGGCATCTCTTGCTGCTCATACTGGTACTCCAAGGCCATCTGTTGAGCCTGTGCCTTCCGACGATCCTCAGGGTCTTGCGTGACGGGCGTGACGGAGAAGCCGGGCTTCTGGTCCATCATGATCTGGAGTCGCTGGTCGAGCGCCTTGTCAATCATGTTGTACACCACGCGAGCCGCATCACGCGGACGGGCCGGTTCACGCCACGGGCCAAGCCCCTGCGCGGAAATCCACTGCTGCCCAGCGCGGAAGAGGCGGTTGCGCTCTACCAAGTGCAAGTGCATCTGCACCGCTTCGCGCCGGCTGTCCCACAAGCCACGGCACCACGACGACCACGCGGACGGGTCGATGTCCTCTACGTCGTCGGCGGCTGGGAAGTCGTGTCCGTATAGCGCACGACGCAGCGAAGCGTCATTCTCTGACGCCGTGTTCGTGTTATTTGCTGGAGGATTCGGTGCAACCTTTTCGTTCGGGCCAAGCGGGTTGTTTGATAGGCCTTCCATCGCACGGGCGAGTTCTGTCTCCAGAATCGGACCTTCCAGCGTCGGTACCGTCGCGCTGCCTTCATCAAGCATCCCGAGTGGATCGTCCCCGCCGAAGTACACTGGACCCGTCATGCGTCAATTCTCCCGACGTTGAAGGCGCTTCGCACCAAGTTCCAATCACGGAGCGCGTCGTACTTCTCCCGAATCGCCTTCATCATGTCTTCCTGTGCCCATCCGTCAGGATATTGCATCGCCACGGCGACCAAATCCTCTGGGACCACAATGCTGTACGCATCGTCCTCGTCGTTCTGCTCGACCGGCACTGGCGCAAACAGCGTCACCGTCTCGCAAATGCGGTGGACGGCGTAAATCGCCGCCAGCGGCCAGAGGACAAGGAGGATGTCCGTCACGATCCGACGTAGCGCACCGTCAAAACAGGCGATACGCTGGCAAACGTGCTACACCGCGCACGAATCGACGCATAGCCGCCCGAGTTCACCGTCCACACGCCCACGGCCGTTGCGGTCGATGCAGTCGTTGCGCTATTCGATGGCAGGCAATTCACCGCCACCCAATTGGCGTTATCTACCGTGCCCTCAAACGTGATCGTCGTACCCGTCATCGTGCCCGTGATCTGGATGCCAACTGCGCCAACGCTCGGCAAGCCAAACACCGTCGCGGCACTGTTCGCTGCGGTGACGGTAGTGGTTTCTTTGAGCAAGGTTCCGACAGACATCGCTATCTCCTGACGTTAGTTGCAGTCCCACGCACGAAGCGACTTGTTAATGCGCGAGTCTGGATCGTTTGCCTTCTTTGCGTGTCCATGCGGGCGAGGCCATGTTACTTCTTGGCCTTGAGTTGCTTGTGCTGCTTGATCGCAATGGCGAGGAAGCCTGCGACCAGCGCCTTGACCACTTCGCCGTCCCACAGCGCCAGTTCGGTCGGAATGTCCGTTCCCACCAGATTTGCCAGCGCGGTTGCCAGCGAGGCAATGGCGATAGCCAGCCCCTGCTTGGCATACGCGGGGAGTCCGTCGATCACCGCACTGGTTTGCTTGATCCCGTCGAGCACAAACGGCGTAACCAGACCGATCAAAATAGGCGATAGCAGCTTGACGGCGAGGGTGAGCATGGTGTTTTCAAACATCAGTCTTCTTCCTCCTCGTCCATCTCGTCGTCGTCAGACTCACCGGACAGCTTGGCTTCTAGCGCATCCATGCGCTCCATCAGCGCGTCGAGCTTGGCGCTCAAGCCTTCAAGGCTCGCCTCCTCCACCTGCTCGTCTTCGCCGCCCTGCTCGTCCGTCGGGTAGCCTTTCTCGTCGCGCTTTGCCATCGCGCCACGATTCCGCATCGGCTTGCCCATGCCAATGACGACGGTCATGCCCGATTCCCTCATCGGGCTGCTGTCAGACAAGCCTTTCCGCTTGAGCATGGGCTTGCGACCTAGCTTTTTGCCAAGCTTGCTCAGTACCGCTTCCATGCCGACTTTCTCCATGTGCGTTACCAGCCCGATCCGGGCAGTTGCGATTGAAAGTCTCCTGACGGCTGAAACACCCGCGCAGGGCCATCCTCTGGAGAAACATACGGGTCATCGCTGATCAAACGCAACCCTGGTGGTGCTTCAGGCACCGCTCCCTGTACCCGATCCCAGCCATGCAGCGCCAAGGCCACCGCCATCACGCCGTCGTCGTGGAACCCGCTTGGGGCTTCATAGCGGACACCTGTGGCGGTGTAGATAAACTCAAAGGCTTCCATCTCCGACGTGAGCCATCGGTAGTCATCTCCGTCAGGCAACGTCAACTCCTTGCCTTGAAACGCCGCGACCAGTCGCTGCATCAAACGCAGCTTGGAGCTTTGCGTAAACACATGGGGCGTGACGTTGACCCCCATCCCCTGCAAGTCGGCCACAATGGCGTCACCGACACCCGTCGCGTCAGCCACGATAGGCGTGTCCCCTACCTTCCCCCTTACCCGCGCCTTTGTGACGGCCCACGGGGCCTGCCAGCGGTCCAGAAAGGCCACACGGCGGTAGGCGTCGAACCCGACGAGCACGGTAAAGTCCATACTCCGCGCCAAGTCCACACCGTAGACCACGACGGGCTGGTCGGACAACGGGCCTACGCTGGCTCGGATGGCTTCTAGGCCAAAGGGGTTTGCGCCATCGTCGGTCGGGATGCCTTCAAATTCTTGGGCAAAGACTTCGGGTGGCAACTCTTTTCGGGCCGCTTCGACTTCCTCGGCAGGGATATACGGGTTTTCTAGCGTCGAGGCGCGGAAGCTGGCCCAATCGGGGTCTTCGCCCAGTCCTCGGTTAAAGAGGACGACAAATCCGTGCCGACGACCCTTTGGCGTGCCCAAGATCAGCGCCCGACCCTTGAGATCGACCAGTGTCGGTCGAATGGCGGACTGCCAGACTTCCATCAAGTCTCGCGTAATACCGGCCTCGTCGATGACCACCAGCGCGTACTTGCGACCTCTGGCAGGGTCTGGGGTGTCCAGCGTCCAAACCTCAATCACTCCGCCGGTCACGAGTTCTAGTCGCTTGTCTTGCTCGTTCATGCGGGCCGTGATGGGAGCCAAGCGATCCACCAACTCCCGCCATGCCTCCAGCGCCAGTTTGTACGATGGCGCAAACCAGCCGACCGGCTGTCCTTGGAGCGCCACATCGCACGCTTCCCGAATCCCACAGGCCGACTTCCCCCACCGCCGTCCGCACATCACCACCCGGAACCGTGCCGGATGGCTGGCAATGGCGACCTGCCCAGGATGGCGTTTGTGCAGGCGAACCTCCACCTCCCCAGCGCCTTTTTTGTGTTTTCCCCGTACCGATGCCATTGCTTCTCCTAGAGACTCGTGTACTCAGTGACTCGTTGCTCAGCTACTAGCTACTAGCTACTAGCTACTAGCTACTAGCTACTAGTTACTAGGTACTAGCTACTAGGTACTAGCTACTAGCTACTAGGTACTAGCTACTGAGTTACTCCTTACTCTTAACTAGATACCGTTAGGGTGACTGGTGAGTCACCCCTGACTGGTGAGTCACCCCCCCCTACCCCACTACTCCTGCGCCCAAAGACAAGGTTGATGCTACCATCGCGCTTTGCAATGCCTTGACGTTCCTAACCGGCGCATCATCCTCCACCACCTTCACCTGTAACGTCTGCGTTCCCTGATGCTCTACGGTCTGTTTCTCCCCATACTCCACGGGGTTGGCCTTCGCTGCCGCCCACTTGAGCGTTTCAATCAGCACGCGGTCTGTCGCTGTCGTGCTACTCGTACTCTCTCGCGCTACCAGAATCGCTTCCTCCGCAAACGCCTGCCCCAACAGCGTCTTGGTGCGCTGATAGCGCAGAAACCACTCGTCCTGCGCCACAATCCAGCGCCGTACCACGCCAGGCGTCAGCGCCTCCCCACGCAACCGTGCCACGCGCTTCACAGTCTCCTGCAACGTGTGTCCCTCCGCCATCTCCTCCAGCACGATCTCGACAATCTCCGCTTGCTGGGCGGCAGTCTTGGGCTTGCTCACTGTCTTTGACACTATCTGGCCTCCTCTGTTTTTTGCCACGCGCACCTAGGCAAGATAGCGTAGCGGCTGATCTTGACAAGTAACGAGGTGCGTCTGACCGGAAGGGGGTGGGATAGAGATCACCATCGCCAGCGCCGGGGGATACCCTCCCCCCCCCTCCCCCCCGACCAGCATGCCGACCAGCATGCCGACCAGCATGCCGACCAGCATGCCGACCAGCATGCCGACCAGCATGCCGACCAGCATGCCGACCAGCATGCCGACCAGCATGCC